TGTTTGTTATGTGTATGTCAATGCTTACACCATGTAAAGCCTAATGCGTTAAAGCCCCACCCACGGGGTTGCCCTAACCCGTACCCACTTACTTGCTTATGCGTGATTATGTTTACACGCTGCCGCGCCATTGGCCCGGTCATTTCGTCTCGCATGATTACGGGCATAGCGCACTACCTACGTTGCCGTATGTTCCCAACTACCGTGCAACGGGCTTAGGGCTTGGCTAGTCCAACGCTAAGCGGTGGCTAGAAAACGTATAATTACTGGCATTTGGTTAGGCCGCCAAACCTGCGTGATTACGCCGGCTTTATCTAAACGGTTTAACCATTCCTCTTGTGTCTTTCGAATAACGCCTATGTCTGTTTTAAGTTCCGCGAAAACTAGCACACCCCGCTTGTTAACTAACACCAAATCGGGAAAGCCTGCGTCACCTTGTATATGTGTTGCCCATTTACCGCGCTTATTCATTGACGGTAAATCGTGGTGAACAAACCAACCGTAACGTGTTGCTACTTCAATAACCGCGTTTTTAAACGGTGCTTCAAGCATTGCCATTGGTGCCGTAATTCTTGTACGTGACGGTTTGCCATATTTCATCTGCTAAATGTTTGGCGGCCCACCGTAAATACTGTTCTACTTCGTCTTTGCCTATGTAATCCTGCTGTTTTTGGATTGTTTCAATTAGTGCCGTTATTTCCCGCAATAATTTAATAATTTCGCCTAATAGCATTAGTCCGCCTTGCTGCTTGGTAGTTGTTTTAGTGCGTCAATCATTTGCGTAGCCTGTTCCGGGCTTAACGTTTCAAGGGTCACCGCGTCGCTGTTTAACGTGGCCGCTATGTAATCATGTAGCGCGGCTTCGTCAAACCCTGCACCTTTGCTAAGTGACTTAATAAAATACACTTGCTTTTGACTGGCGCCTTTTGGGTGACTTATAGACGTTTCGCGTCGAATTGGGGCTATTTGTGCTTCCGGCTTTTTAGGGTCTTGGCGGGCCTCTATTTCGTTACGTGACGCAATGCTTTTGCTAATGCCAAAACCCATGTAACCCAACGCACGGCCTAACGCGCTAGTCATACCAACCATAAATTCACTATTTTTGGTGTATGGCGTTTTGCCCGGGTATGGTTCGGCTGCGGTTGCTATTGCCGGAATTGGGTCGGCTTCGTCGCGCCAAACGGTGACGGTGCAACGGTAAAACGTGCTTCCGTCGGGCATGGTTACAACCTCTGCGGCGGTTTCTTGTATGCGTAGGTTTGGGTGCCTTAGCAACGCCTCTTTTAAGCGTGTTGGCACGTCTACGTAGTTGTCAATGTTAAAAGCCATTTTTGTAAGCCGCCTTTTTGCAGGTTCCCGGGTGGAAATATAAAGTACGTTCGTGCGTTTTACTGGCCTTGTAGGCGTATGTAGTAACGCCGCATTTGGGGCATGGTCTCATGTCGGGTTTGTCTTTCATGTCGGGTTATATTGCTGCCGGTAACGTACTCATTGCGTGTAACAAGGTTTGTGGCGTTTTAAAACATGGCAACGGCATATATGGTGCCCACCGGTCTACCTGCATAGTTTCATACAAGGTATTCCAACCGCGCAATACAACCGCTTTGTTTTCTTTGTCGAGAGTTGCTAGCACGTATATTGCGGGTTTGTCAAAATCGCGGGTAAGTAGGCAGCCGTCCGGGCGTGGTGTTGTGCGTACTTCGTAACGTCCAACGTCGTTTGCTTTTGGGTTGTATGGTTCGTAACCCCAATAAAGGTTTAGGTGCTTGGCTAACGCAAATTCACCTAGCGCGCCTATTTTGTCGGGCAAAGTGTTTTTAAATTCGCCTTTAAACCGGTCTTGGTGTTGGTTGTGTTTGGCGTTTTCGTGGCGTAGTTCGGCTACCGCGTATGCGTAGTTTATTTCCGTCGGGCTTAAATAAACGGTTGTCACGGTTAGCCGCCTAAAGCCTCTATTGCTTCGCATACGGTTTGCCAGTCGGCGTCATTGTCGGATAATGCAAGGTCTATGGCTAGGTTTTTTAAACGTGCAAGCAAATCGGCGTGTTTAGGTTTGTACGGAATATGTGCGGGCCGGCATATTTCGTCTAAAAGGTTTTTTATTACGGTTTCGTGCCGGTGTAGCGCATTTTGTGTCGGGTCTAACATTGTCGGGTTTCCTTTGTTTAGTTTGCTGTTTTCCATGGTAGCCAACCGGAGTTATGCCATATGGCAACCATGGCTTTAGTGTTAATTGTTGGGTCAAATAAATCCGCGCACGTCTTGACTATGCCTTTAGCCTGCAACCAACCAATAGGCCAATTACTGTTTGGTAAGCACCAAAACCCGTTAATTTGGTAAATGGAATAACTACCGCCGTTTGGGTCGTCTGCGTTGTAAGCGTCGCTTGTGCAGCGGCTTTCGCGTACCGCTACTCTTAGCGCGGTTTCTAGTTCGCTAGGCGGTAAACCCTCTGCCAATGCCAACGTGGCTACCTGTGTGCATGTGTTGACGTATGCGGGCACCGTGGTTGTAGTTGTGGTTAATGGCAAAGACGCCGGCACAACCTGTGTATTTTCGGTTGGAGCCTGTGCATTACCGGGGCTAAAAACCAATAAAACGCCGATAATTAGCGCTATTGCGCCTGTGGTTATCTTGTGGGTAATCATTTGGCTACCTCCATTTGGTATGGATTACCCCACGTGCCGGTGGCAGGGCTTTTAAAAACTAGTTGTACGTGTAAAACGTCGTTTGTTTGTGGGTCTCTAAAAATTTGTACCATGGCTTTTTGCCCGGTGGCAAGTGAGGTTATAAAACACTCATAGTTAAAAAACTGTGGTTCATTCATGGTAAATGGCTTTCCGTCGGTAAAGAAAACCCTAGCCAATGATTGTTACGCGGTTGCGGATACTCCGAAAACGGCTTCGAATATGGTTTTGACGGCTTCCGGGTTGTCGGCCATTGCGGGGCTTAGTTCTACGTGCAGCCAGTCGCCACCGGGTGCGCCGGAAACGGTTTTAGTTTCGTACGCTTTCCACGATTGCCGGTCACAACGCCAAGCCCTACCAAACGGGGTAGGCCAGTAGTCGATAATCATTTGTACGCCAAGTTTGTTTGCATTGGCTACCACAACGTCGAGAAACGCTTTAGCGGCTTGCCTACCTTGTGCTACGCCTTTAGTGTCGGTTTTGCGGTATGACAAGTCCATAGCGCGTCCTGTGCTGTGTACTGACATTTGGCCGGGCTTGCCTTTAATGTCGCGCACCATAAAAGTACCGTTATTCCATAACGCACCATTTGACCATTTAGCGGCTTGGCGTACCCATTCTTCGGTGCCGGCACGTTTGCCTTTTGCCGGGCCGTCGCTGTTACCTATGTAGTCGCGGGCGCCGGGTACTCCGGGTTGTGCTTTTGACGTCATGGTTAAGCCTCGGGGTTGGTGCCGGGTTTGCTTTTAAGGCCATTCGAAGCAACGAGGCCGCTAAGTGTGCCGGTAAGAAATACAAGCAAAGTACTAAGTAAGTCAATTAGTTGCGCGTCTGTTGGTGCCTGTTCGGTTGGTTGGTCAACAAACAAAATGCCGTAAATAAACGCCATGACGGTAAACGAAAAGCAAATAGCCATAAGACGGCCAACGAAAACGATTAGCCCTGCGTGTTGTTGTTCTGGTGTTTTACTCACAAGCGGCCTTTGTAAAGCATTGGTATTCGACATTTGTTTTAGAAAACGTGCAACCACTACAACCCCAAACTACTACCGCTACAAGTAGCGCGTACCCAACAAGATAACGCCATTTCATTAAGACAGTAGCGCGGCTACTTCGTCGGCGGTTAAACCAAGTTTGGCAAGTGTGTCGGCTTTAAGTTTTGCTTTGTTTGCTTCGGCTTGTGCTTGTGCTTCGGCTTCAATTTTGTCGGTTTCCCATTGTGCAAATTCGGCGTCTGTCATTTCGCGACTAATTTCACCTTCAAAAATTATTGGTTTTGTCATTGGTTTAACTTTCTGAATAGCCGTAAACGCGGTAAACACCGGTAATGGACGAAGCAACGCTACTAATAACGGTAAGCGCGTCTACTGACGTTGTTAAACGAAACACGCCTGAACCGTTGCGCGTAATGTACGCCGCGCCTGAAGTTTCCACAAAAGATATTTGACCCGTAATAAATGTGTTAGTTGCAACTTGTGGGGCTATTACGTCAAGAACCATGTAACACCATGGCGCGCCACTGTCAATTTGTCCAACGTCCCACGACGTTTGGCTAACGTTTGCTGCGTTGCCGCTTCCGCCAAGGTTTGAAAGTCCAATAAAGGCAACGTCGTAATTAGTAGTTGTTATGTCTGCACCGGCAGCGCGTAAACGCATAGTTATATTTGCGTCGCTTGTTGTGCTAGTCATTTGAAAAATTAAACGATAATTACGGTAAGCGCTAGTAAATGTGCTGGCAGGCAAACTTACAGACGTTGCACCCGAAAACGACGCGCCCGTTAAATAAGTCAAGCCGCCGCCGGCTGTTACCCATGCGCTACCGTTGTAAACTTGTAAAGTGCTAGTCGCTTCAATGTAGGCGTATTGGCCTTGGGCAAGCACCTTTTCGCCCGTGCCACCAAAAGCCGCGTCACGCGTAACAGTCGTTGCAAAAACAGGTATGCCCGTATTTATTTGCGTTTGCTGTGCAGCCGTTAAAACCTGTCCTGCGGTAAATGCCGGGACTGCTATTTGTGCGTTGGCTCCCATAATTCTCCTATCCTAAAACATTTAATGCGTCAAGTGTGCCATACGTGGCGTCGTCTAAAATTAGTTCATAAACAATCGTAGTAGGGCTAGTAAACAAACGTACCCTATGCCCATTAAGGGTTATTTCATGTTCTATGCCCTCGACGCTTAATTCTTGGGCTAACACGGTTGTAGTTGAACCGGTTATAAAAGTCTTTTCAATGCTTATGGTGTCGGAAATATCTATAACGGCCACGGTGTCGCGTTGGGCGTCGGTTAAGGCACCAAATACGGTTTCTACGCTGTTGTAACGGGCTTCCGGGTATGGGTCTAAAAGGTAGGTTGCCGCGTCGTCTATTTGGCCTTGAACGTGTAAAAGGCTATTTGTAATGCTATTTGTTTGAATAAAATATAGGGCTTGGCTTGGCAAATCGTCGGCCGTGCTTGTTTTGCCGTCCAAGGCTTCAATAAAAACGCGGTTGGTGACGCTATCCGCTTCAAATGTTATGCCTAAATTATCAAAAGGTATTTGGGTACCGTCGTCGTGAAAATCGGCGACGCTGCCGGAAAGGGTAGTACCCACCCTTGGCGTAAAGGTCAATACCCCGGCGCGTGATACGAAAAGGCGGCCAAATTCTGCGGTTTGGTTTATTTGACTTAGGTAACTTAAAACGTTGGTACCTGCGGGCACGGTGTAGGCGGCGTCGTGGCCTAGGTCTACGGTTCCCGGGTCAATGTCGCGGGCTGCACCTGTTGGGTAGTCAACTTCGGGCAGGCTTAAAACGGTTTCTATACGTTCGCCGGACGTTTCAACGCCTACGTTTAGTTCGTCCATATACGTTTGGCTAAGCAAATAAAAATTGTCCGAACAATAAACGGTTACGGTATCTATGCCGTCTAGCGCAAAGTTGTAGTCGTAGTTAACAATTTTGCCACGGTACAAATACTCCGGGTTATTGCTTACGTCATAGCGGATTAACTCAACGGCGCGCAATGGTGATAACCCCGGCAACGCTTCGGGCGTATTATAAAACGGGCTTGTATCGTCGAATGGGTTAAAAATTCCGTCTACGTCGTTAATGGTAAAGGTCATGGTGCCGGCGCTAAATTGGTCTCCAATGTCTTGGCGGCCTCTGCGTACGCTTATTTGTATTGTGCTTTCCGTGACGTCGGCAAAGTCTGTTGTCGGCCCCAACGGGTATACGCCGTCTAATAAGCCTTTAATGTCGCTATCTAGTTGGAAACTACCTACGTCGTAGCCGGTGTCAATTCGTAGGGCATAGTTACCGGCTTGTACGATTGCGCTACCGGGCATTATCTAAACCCAACTACCGGTATATCCAACGGGCCGTTTTGTCGCGCAAACGCTTTAAGGCCGTTAGTTGTTACCCGCCCAATTTCGGCACTTGTAGCCATACCGCCGCTTACGTTAACTACATAAGTGTTGCCACCACGGGCCGCTTTATGTTCTGCCATGCTTGCCGTGCTTGCTGCCGTTGGTGCCGGTGCTGCAATGGTTTGACCTGCCGTAATTTGCGTAAATGCTATGTCTGTTTGTGCTTGCTCTAACAACCCTTGTAGGCGCTTGGTACTTAGGTTCGGGTTTTTAAGTATCTTTTCATATTTGGCTAAAACGCTTTCCAATCCTGCAACTAGCGCGGTGCCTTGGTCTACTCCGGCTTGGTAGAAACGTCCGGCGCTATCCAAACCTAGTTTGTCGGCTACGCCTTGTACCGTTGAAACCAACGCGTTAACGCCGTTAGGGCCTGTAATGGCTTCCTGTCCACCGGCAACTAATTCGGCTGCAATGGCGGCGCCCGCTTCGGCACCTGCGTTTAGTACTTCGCTTAGGGCTTGTTGGCTAAGGCCGCGTTGTAGCAACGTATCGACGTTGGCGGCATATTGTTTTACGCCGGCTACTTGGTCGCGTAAACCGTCTAGGAAACCTGCGCCGGTTTCTCCGCCGGCTTCTTTAGCGTCTGTAAAACTAAAGCCCTGTTTAATGCCGTCGGATACGGTTGTACCAAATTCGGTAAACGCTTCTTGTGCGTCTTTAAGTTGGTCTTTAGCGTCGTCCAACGCGGTTTTGAGTTTGTCTTTAATGACGTCGTATAGTTCGCTTACTTTCTTTGCCGAACCGCCGGCAGCGTCTCCGACTTTTTCAACTTCCGGCGCGGCCGCTGCCGCTACCTTGCCTAGTTTTTCGGTGTTAAGTGTTGCTAATTCCGTAAAGTAAGCGTTGTTGGCTAGTTTGGCGTCAACGTTTGAAATACCGTTAATAAAGCCGTCAAATTGGCCTTTAAGTTTGTCTACGTCTATAAGGTTGTCAAACGCGGCAGCGGTGGCAGAAATACCTTTACTAAATTGTCCGGTTGCAAAATAGTAAACGGCTTGTAATGATTTAACAAGTTTGTAAATTACGTTTACGGTGTTGGCAACGGCAACGGAAAAGGCTTTAAAGAAATTGCCAATGATTGGGCCGGCTTCACCCATTTTGGAAAGCGCAACCTGTATGCCAAATACAAGGCCTTGTTCACCAAACGCGTTGGCCACTTCCTCGATAGCGGGCGTAACCTTTTCGTTAAAAAAACGTACAACCTTAATAAACAACGGCAAAAGCGCCATACCCAAATTGGTTTGGACGTTTTCCAATGTTGCGCTAAGTATCTTTTGTTGGTTTGCTAGGCCACCGCTAGTACGCCCAAAGTCGCCTTGTGCGTCGCCTGTTTGTTTGTAAATGACTTTTTGCGCTGCCAAAATCTTGGCCTGTTGACCTAAAGCACCGCTACCAGAATATATGCCCATTTCCATTGCTGCGGCTTTTAAGGTTGCGTCATTAAGCAAAACACCGTAAGCGCGTAGCGGTTCGCTTTCACCACGTAGCGCGGCACCGATAGCGTTAATGGCTTGGTCTACGCTTGTGTTGTTAAATGAGGCTAAGTCCGACGCAAGGGTTACAAAGTCGGTGGAAAAGGTAACAAGGTCTTGACCTGCTAGGCCGGCGGCTTTACCAAACGTGGCAAACGTCGAAGCGGCGTTTAGCGCGGCGGTTGTTGATAAACCCAAGGCACGGTTGGCGGTTCGTGCAAAGGTTTCTACCTCTTTACTAGATTGCCCAAAAATTACGCCGGCTTTGCTTATCTGTTCGTTTAAGTCCGACGCTTTTTGTACGGCAGAAAACGCGGCAGCACCAACGGCGCCAATGGCTGCGGTAACTCCCGCAATAGCAAGCCCGATACCCGGGAATTGCTTACCGAACATTTGTATCTTTTTATTGGCAGCCGTTAGCCCACTATCGCTAAACGTTGTGATAATTGGGATATTTATAGCCATTAGCGGTACCTTTGTTTCAACGTGCGGTTGGTTTTCTTTTCCACGTCGTCTATTACCGATTGTACGACTTTTTGCACGTCGGGCTTGTGGTTCTCTACGGCTTTGTCAATTACGCGGGGTTGCTCTCCGCCGCCCTCTGCGTTTAGGTTGGTGACAAACATACCTTGGGTTGTGCGCCCGGCATGGTCATAAATAGCGCCGGCGGCGTCGGCCTGTTGCATAACCATAAGTTTGTAAGGCTTTGAACCAAACGGTACTTGTTCCGTGTGCGTCTGTACGCCGTCCGTAAAACGTTTAAAGTTAACGTACCGTTCCTTGCTAGCGCGTACGCCAACCTTAATTTTAAAACCCTTTTGTACGGCGTCAGTTCGCCATCTAATCTCTTTGCCTTTAATAAGGCTGCCTCGGCGCATACCGGAAAGCGGGGCACCTTTAACGCCCACAATGGTAGTAATCATTTGCCGGGCCTCTTGAACCATTGGTTCACCGGCACGGCTAATACGTTTAGTGACGTCTCGCCGGTACGTTGGGTCTATTTTGTTAAGCGCGGCCAATGCCTCTTGGGCACCTTTAATTTCTAAAATTGGTTCGGCCATTACGGTTACCTTTTGTTTTGTTCTCCCAAAACTTTAACCACCGTAAGTAAGTCTTGCGTGTCAACCACTTGCGCGTACCAATGCGGCGCCCAACCTGTTGCTACTAGCAATTCTGCTAGTTGCCGTCGATAGGTGCCGCTTGGGTAGGGTTTTGGGCCTCTTGTTCCACAACCTCTACGTTTGTTACTTGTTTGCAGTAGGTGTCAAATTCGGACGATACAACAATTTTAGATTGCTTGCTTGCTTCCCACGCTAGGTATAGCAAATCCT